AACAGCAACCAATCTGGTTAAAAAAGTAAAAGCAATAATAAAGAATCTCCCCGATTGGATGAGAATTTCGGATATTGAAATTGATAATAGGACCTCTTTTGAATTAAAAAACGGTTCTCAAATTAAAGGATCTTCCACCGCCGGCGACGCCGGCCGGTCAGAAGCACTTTCTCTGCTGGTCGTTGATGAGGCCGCTCACGTTGAAAAGCTGGCAGATTTATGGACCGCTCTTTATCCCACTCTATCAACCGGCGGCCGCTGTATAGCCCTATCCACTCCTAATGGGGTGGGAAACTGGTTCCACCAAAACTGTGTGGAAGCCGAAGCAGGCACAAATGATTTTTATATGACCACATTATTGTGGGATGTTCATCCTGATAGAGACAAAAAATGGTTTGATAAAGAAACCAAGAATATGTCTAAACGTCAGATTGCACAGGAGCTGGAATGTAATTTTAATGTATCTGGTGAGACTGTAATCCACCCCGACGATATACAGTGGTATCTAGACAGGATTAAGACCCCAGAGCATCGCACAGGGTTTGATAGGAACTATTGGATTTGGAAAAGATACAACCCAGAAAAACCATATTTGATTTCTGCCGATGTCGCGAGAGGCGACGGTAAGGATAGTAGTGCTTATCACATATTTGAATTAGAAACAATGGAAGTTGTAGCAGAATATGTGGGCAAGCCAACCCCGGATGACTTTGCGGATATTTTATATAACGTTGCCGCAGAGTATGGAGATCCAATGTTAGTCATAGAAAACAACAATATAGGCTTTGCAGTACTTAAAAAATTGTTAGATAAAGGGTATCCTAACATATATCACACAACGAAAGGTGATCATCAGTATATTGATCCCATCACAGCACAATGGCATTCTAACGCCATTCCTGGCTTCACAACGTCTTCTAAAACAAGGCCTCTGATTGTTGCGAAGATGGAAGAGTTTATGAGAAACAAACTAATTAAGATTAATTCGAATCGTTTGCTTTCTGAAATGAAAACGTTTATATGGCAATCAGGAAGACCTCAGGCGATGAGAAGTTATAATGACGATTTGGTTATGTCGTTTGCTATTGGATGTTGGGTGAGAGACACTGTGATCGTAGAAAGTCAAAAAAGTATAGAATATAGTAAGCAGATGATGGCATCTATTACTACTTCTGAAACTAATATTTCAACAACTATTCCAGGTATGCAAGGACACAAAAGAACAAATGAAAATCAAAGAACAACAGAAGCAGAAAATTTTAATGAACAGTATATTGGTTTAATAAAGGGATAAAATGGCTAGAAACGAAAAGAACACAAGAAACCCAGCGTCACCTTTATTCAAAAGGTTGACCCGCATTTTATCAGGTCCGATTGTAAATTATAGGACCCAAGTTGGCCGCCAAGAACGACGCAACAATTTAGACAAGTATCGACATCGTTTCCGTTCAATGAGCGGCCAGGAGTTTAAGCGCGCCGACAGTAATATGTCGCAGAACTATAACATGCTAACGTCGGCGGCTTTTCGTAATCAAAACCGTGCCGAACGATATGTTGATTTTGAACAGATGGAATATATGCCAGAACTTGCGTCGGCCCTGGATATTTATGCTGATGAAATGACCACTTCAGATGAGTATGATAAGCTACTGAATGTTTCTTGCATGAATTTGGAAATTAAAACAATTCTTAATTCACTGTTTTATGATGTACTAAATATTGAATTCAATGCTTTTGGCTGGGCGAGATCCATGTGTAAATACGGAGACTTCTTTTTGTATTTGGACGTTGATGAAAAGATGGGGGTGACGTCTATTGTGGGTCTTCCCAACTCGGAGGTAGAAAGACTCGAAGGTCAGGATACTAGCAACCCTAATTATGTTCAGTACCAATGGAATGGCGCCGGTATGACGTTTGAAAACTGGCAGGTTGCACATTTCCGCATTCTTGGCAACGATCGACATGCTCCTTACGGTACATCCGTATTTGATCCTGCTCGCCGCATTTGGCGCCAACTTGTACTGCTTGAGGATGCAATGATTGCTTATCGTGTCGTGCGTGCTCCCGAGCGCCGTGTATTTAAAATTGATGTTGGTAATATCCCGCCTCAAGATGTTCCACAGTATATGGAAAAAGTTAAAACCGAGATGAAGAGAAATCAGTTGGTGGATGCAAGCACTGGCCGCGTTGACCTACGCTATAATCCCTTGTCTCTAGAAGAAGATTATTTTATTCCAATGCGCGGGGGAGTGGGGTCTGATATTAGTTCTCTCGCCGGCGCTAAATCTTTAGATGATATCGAAGATGTTAAATATATGAGGGATAAGTTATTTGCCGCCATTAAAGTCCCTCAGTCGTATCTTACAAACCTCGAAGGGGATACCGAAGACAAAACAACTCTTGCTCAGAAGGATATTCGTTTCGCAAGAACAATCCAAAGGTTGCAGCGCTCCCTAATTTCGGAGCTGGAAAAGATAGCAGTCGTTCATCTTTATACTCTTGGTTTCCGCGGCGATGATTTAATTAGTTTTAAATTATCTCTTAACAATCCTTCCCGTCTTGCAGAACTACAGCAGCTTGAATATATGAAAACCAAGTTTGATACCGCAGCGTCGGTTCCGGAGGGGACATATAGTAAGCACTGGGTTGCTCAAAATATTCTTAGGCTTTCGGATGACGAGTTCCTTCGTAATCAACGCGAGTCTTTCTACGATCGCCGCTTCCAACAAGCCCTTGAAGGCTTGGCCGAAGAAGGCGCAGCGGAAGAGGGCGACATGGGCGGAGATCTTGGTGATCTGGGTGGCGAAGATCTTGGTGATCTGGGTGGCGGAGATCTTGGTGGCGGCGAAGATCTTGGTGATCTGGGTGGCGAAGATCTTGGTGGCGGCGAAGAGTCGGCGCTCTTAACGTCACCCGGCCGCCGCGATGATTTGAGCGAAGATGATGAACATGTTAGTCAATATACTAAAAGTAGATATACTAGGAAAGACGGTCGCAACGATAACAGACGTGACCTCGGCCCCACTCGCCGCCACATTCGAAGCACGGCCACCCCAGAAACTGCTACATATAGTAGCAATCGGTCAGTGACCGGCACTTCTGCCGGCGTTGTTAGATCAACAGATCTTGGTTTAGGTAGAACAGACTTTAAATCAATGACAGGTCTAGATGAGGATAAGCAATCTATTTATAATAATAGCGAAGTGCGAATGATTGAAAACACCAGGAAGGTTCGCAGGTTGGTGGAAGAATTAGAAAAAAAAGAGGCTGAAAAAGATGAAGCATAACAAAAAACGAAATACAGCTTTTATTTATGAAACTCTTACAAGGGAGCTTACTAAAAGTATTATTGAGAAGGACACTGATAAAAAAAATAAAATTATTACAATTCTAAAAGAACATTTCTTGAATGGCACCGTATTAGCTAAGCAATTGGAACTTTATAATATTTTGCTTAAAACAGAGAATGTCCATCAAAACGTTGCCGATAAGATTTTATATGAAGCCAAGACCGCACATGCTCGTTTAGATGAAAACATAATCTTCGATGCACAATCTCGCATCATAGCGGCCATTAATAAGGGCTTAGGTAAAGGTGTTTGGGCAACCTTTATTCCAAATTTTAAATCTCTCGCCTCAGTTGATGCTATCTTTAGCCCCACGATGGCCATCAAAAAGAGGGTATTATTCGAGCAGGCCATTGTCGACAGAATGAGCAAAAAGCAAGAATTCACAGAATCAATGAAAACAATTGACAATTTAACTTACAATTCATTTATCAAAAAGTATAACGAAAAGTACGGGGATCTTCTTCAAGAGCAAAAAGATCTATTAAATCGATATATTACAAGTTTTGCTGATGAGGGGTTCGAATTACGACTCTACCTCAATGAAGAAATATTCAGGCTTAAAGGCTTACTTAGTGAAGCGGCAGCAGCCGAGCCCGGGCCTCTCATTCTGCAAAAAACCCAATCAGTCGTTGAGTATCTTGAAGAATTTCGCAAACGTGAATTCACAGATAATGATCTCAACAAGGTTTTAAAAACACAAGAATTAGTTCAGGAGCTTTCAGCAAATGATTAAAATCACTGTTGGTGGCCCACATGCCACAGTTGAGCTCAATGCCCGTAAGGGCCTCGACGGGTCTTTACTTATTATGGATCACAAGAAGATTGACATCGCTGTGATGCCTGAAAAAATGAAAGTTGTAACTTTTCCTAAGACCACGGCGACTGAAGACGTTTATGAATATCAAAATAGACTTTTTGAGTTTTTGTCCGACAAAGGTATAGTGGATCGTTCCTCGGTCCAGGGTGGTAGTATCTTTCGTTCATTAGAGGCTACTGTTTATGAGAATGACGAAATCAATTCTTTGCAAGCAGCAGTATATATCATATCTGAGTTTGTTCATCACGAGGCACATTACGAACGAATTGCAGCCGAATACGAGAAAGAACTTGAGGATATGTATACCCACCCGTCTGACCGCGACTCCACCGAATATGGCGAAGTCCCCCAACATGGTCAAAAAGGCTCTATGCGTCCGGGCTACTACTACTATCCATTACGAAACCGGTATTAGACTATGAGCGAGATGAAGCTTATAATGGAGAGATGGGATGCTTATTTGCTCCGTGAAAATCCCGCTGCTATTAGAACCATAGGAGAACTGCATGGCTACTTTGCCGAAAAAGAGCCAGGGAAGTTAAAAAAACTAGCTGCTAAGTATGGGGGCATTACAGCCAAGGTGTTAGGTCTGGGCGCGGGTGCTGGGTTGGACGTTGCAACGGGCGGCGCATCCGCAGGAGCCGGCTCAGCCGTCGGCACAGCCGGCGGACAACTAATCGCTGAAAAAGTCGTTGAAGCGCTGTTAACAGCCGCGGTGACATCCTTCGCCAATATCGAGGATGGTTCCTATCCCGAAGGAACGGCAGCATCGTATTTCGATTTAGAGGATAATTTAACAATGTTTATGAGACATCTTCAGACAAAAGGGGCAGATGTTGTTAAACCTTCTGTTCCCGAGCTACAAGTCTTCGAGAAAATGAAAGAAAGAATTGAAGATGCAATCAAGTCAGGAATTGATCCCAACACGACAATCACCGACTTGCTCGGCCAGGTCACGTCTCAGGCAGTTATGGATCAAGAACTCCAAACGGGTGAACATTCAGGAAAGGTTAAAATAGAACCTGTAGCATAAAAATATTATGGAACTACTACACTTTATACTTGCCGCTTACGGCATGACATTTATTATTATACACGGACACATCTTTAATAAGATCCGGCCACCCTGCAAATCAATGGGTGGCTTCGGCCGTTTATTCCACTGCCATTTATGCATGGGATTCTGGGTTGGCGTCTTTCTGTGGGGCATAAGTCCATATACAGAACTATTTAGTTTTAGCAATCAGCCCATGACAGCGTTCATGTGCGGTTGCATTAGTGCTGGAACCTCGTACTTTTTGAGTATGTTGGTCGAGGATTACGGGATCCGTGTGGTCTATAAAGGAGGTGAGCAATCATGAAAAAATGGATGATCCAACCAGTTCGACGTTGCTGCTCAGGCAGTTGACTACTTTAAAGGAATAATATTATGGCACGCAGAAAAAATGTAAAAAGAATAGACCCAAGATACTTCTTAAACGAGACAGTGAATCGTGGCGAGGAGCTTGACGAATGCGGCGAAATGGATGGCGAAGCAATTGATATTAGCGCCCCAGGCACAGAGGTTCATGTTGATGACATCAGTCAGCTTTCTCCCGAAGAGGCGTTTGCTGCGGGAATGGCCGCGGCCAGAGATGCAATTGACCAAGTCATGGGCGCCCCCGATGGGCCTCCCCCCGAAGAAGCGGAAGCACTGCCGCCCCCTATGGAAGAATAAACGATGCCCCAGCTTCTTCGAGAATATTATGAACTATGCGAAGGCGGCGTCTGTCAGGATTTACTGACAGAATCCGAGAAGACCTTTGTGCGCAATGGTGGAATGATGCTTACCGGAAAACTGCAAGAGTCGGACGTTCAGAACGGCAACGGCCGTGTATATCCTCATGCCATCATGGAACGCGAAGTTAAAAAGTACAAAGCCCTCGTCGACGATCGTCGCGCTCTCGGCGAACTTGATCACCCCGACTCCTCCATCATCAACCTAGTCAATGTTTCCCACATGGTAACAGAGGTGTGGATGGATGGTCCGTCAGTTATGGGCAAGATTAAAGTATTAGAAACCCCCTCCGGCCAGATCCTTAAGGCTCTTGTGGAGTCTGGAGTAAAGACTGGCATCTCTTCAAGAGGAATGGGATCCGTCTCAGAGCATATGGGCAAAACCATTGTAGAAGATGACTTCCAGCTTATCTGCTTTGATATTGTTTCGGAGCCTTCAACACCGAATGCCTTTATGAGTCTTTCTGAGAATAAGCTAATGAATGAACAAGTTGAAAAGAATAATAAGATTATTAACTTAATGAATGAAATAGTTGGAGATTAAATCTGTGGGCAGCCCTAAAAATAGATTAATAGAGCAGCCGGTACCACAAGCCCTCGGTTCGAAAACTCAGCCTATCCGCCCCGGGCGAGCGAACGCAACATTCCCGGACATCGGGAGCCAGCTAGAAGGCTGGCTGGGCCTCATTCTGGGCACCACTCCTGCATGCACCGCAGCAATAATAGATTCAGTGCAAGTTCTTGTAAGAGATATATCGGCGATTAACAACGTTACATCTCAGGAAGGTTCGTCTCTTCGTAGTCCTCTCGAAACATTAATTCGCGACCTTATTCTCATAGCCATGAAGCTTCCCCCTCTTTGTTTAGCAGAGGAATCGGCAGTCTCCCAATTAGCCCAAGTATTTGAAATTATACAACTTGCTCACGGAACTTCCTCCGATGATATGATTCGGGGCCCCGCTACGGGTTCTCCTCTTCCCCATACATTACCCGGCGACGTGGATGATGGTGCTGTAGAGCTGGGTCCCTCCGGAGGCTTACTTGAACTCATGCAAGCTATTCAGGCGCTACCGGGAGTGGGGTCTCAATTGGATGACGAGTTCGCATTACAGGTTGCTCAATCACTTCAAGCTGCTTCTAAAGAAGATCCAGTTACTTTAGCCCAAATTGTTGTTGCTTTATTACCGGACGAGGCCCTGGAGGTACTCGACCCAGCCTTAAATCAAGGTACGATGTCGCTCCCGGGTGCGCGTTTTATTAACACGATCAATGACTTAGAGGGGCTAGTGGGAATCGATGTGATTCCTGATGCGATTTTAGAGGGCGCTGTTATCGATTTAATTATTCGAGCAATCGGCGCCACCGGCACGATTGATAAAGAAAGCGAGAAAGTTTTATTGGAGTTAGTCAGCTCTTTAAGGGATGCCGTCGCGACTGGGCGCACCCAAACAGCCCTTCAGCGCGCAGAGATGCTGGGACGTATTGTGGTGCGCCAATCTGATGAGCCAGATACCGCTCTACCCGCCCCCTTGAACGAATCTTATCAACGACAGTTAAGTAGAATGAAGGTCCTCGCGGGTATAAAATGAAAATATCTCGTCAAGAATTAGAGTATCTTATAGAACAAGAGATTAATGAGATCTTTGGTTTTGGGGGTCCTGCTACTAAAGAATATCCTGCTGACGCGATGGTTGAAATTACAGCGACCATTTTTAGTCTAGCGGACCAGGCCGGCGTTCAAACATCCCCCGACGAACGAGATGAAATCGTAAATGAAATAGAACGACTTCTGAAGGACGAGGGCTGGCGCATACATGAACAAAATCTAGTTTTAGGAGATGAGCTATTTCTAGAGATTGATAATGCGCCGAAGCTTCATGCACTTATTTATGATATCGAGGCGAAGCTCCCCGGAGCTTTAAATGCTATACAGGACGCCTTTCTCCGCGGCGGCATCCAAACAGACTTGCCTTCCTCAAGCCCCTCAAAAGAAGAGCCCGAAGACGAGGAAGACCTAACTGACACAGAAGTTGATCTGCCACCAGTCGACGTTCCCGAAGAGGAACCAGACGAGGAAGACCTAACTGACACAGAAGTTGATCTGCCACCAGTCGACGTTCCCGAAGAGGAACCAGAAGAAGAGGTGTGGGACCCAGACGATCCCGAGATTGCTGGCGGCGCCATGGACGACGAGGATTTCGCTATTGTGCCTCCGGACTCCTCCCACGGCGACGGCTGGGAGGAATTCGCCAGGGTAGGAGAGATTGTACGAGTCCATCCTGATGTAAAGAAGAAGAAGATTAAGCCGGAGTTCGGCGGCACCACCTCCTTTTTTAGTTCGACCCCCCTGCTGGGCCCAGGTGATTATAAGGTCGAGAAGGTCTGGGCCGATGAGCGCGATCTGGTCGACCGAAAGACTGGAGAGAAAATCACCCTCAATGTCGCCGATATCATAGATAATCCTGATGTTATTGAGGTTCTCCCATTTGTCGAGGGTGATGTCCTTCGCACTGCCTCGGAACTCAATCCAGATTTTGATCTCTACCAACCGGACACCGAATACGAGATCGTCTCCATCGGCCCCGACGAGTACGAGCCCGGACAACCAGTCGTGGTATTAGCAGCCCGCGACGACGAGGGTAAGATCGACGACGATGAGCGCCGCTTCCAATTATCTCCGCGGTACATACTGGCTAATCCTGATATCTTCGAGATCAACCCTCCGAAGACCATCAGCTACCGCGAGCACCGCTCACTAAACAGAATGAAAGTATTAGCAGGTATAAAATGAAAAAATCAGAATTGAAAAAGATTCTCAAGCCCTTGATAAAAGAATGTATAAAAGAATCACTCTTAGAAGACGGACTTATCTCCGGCATTATTGTTGAGGTAATGAAAAGTGTGAGTCCTTCTGCCCCCATTGTTGAGACTACACAGCCGAAAGCTGACCCTATAAGAGAGCGCATGCAACGGAATGCTTTTAGCTCGGAACAAAGCAACAAATTAAAAGAACATAAGAATAAGTTGATGACTGCTATTGGCGGCAATGCTTATAATGGAGTTAATCTTTTCGAGGGCACCGCCCCGGGCCCGGCGCAAAGTGATACAGCTCAACAATCGTCGCCTCTATCCGGAGTCAATCCTGGAGACTTAGGAGTAGATATATCGAGTTTGTTTGGAACTGTGGGTAATCACTGGAATGCACATATGAACGAAATAAAAGAAAGAAAGTAGAAGCAGAAATGGCTATCAATGTTAGTGTGCGTCTTAGAAAAAACGAAACATCTGAGAGATTGATAAGAAGATTTATCAAGAAGTGCAAAAGAGACCGTGTAGTGGAGACATATAGAGATAAGACGGGACACTACATCAAGCCCTCGGTGAGAAAAAAAATAAAACAACGCAAGGCTATTCGCGAGCAACAAAAGCTTCAAAGAAAAAAGGAAGCTAAATTGTTTAGATAAAACAGTTTGTAGCGTGCTATTTAATAGACGGAGAATTAAATTATGGTAATGCAATATAAAATGGGATTGGGTAATGCAGCTTCTTATCAAGTCGCCGGTATACCATGGGTAAAGGGTGCTATCAATGCGAGCAGCAACGCGACGGTAATTAGGTTCCCTTCGGTTACACAGTGGGTAGTTGTTAGCAATGTCGCCAGCAGCGCTGATTGTAAGATAGGATTTTCGAGTGAGGGGGTAGATGAGACCAACTATCTTCTTTTAGATGGCGGTCAAGTATCTCCTCGTTTGGAGGTCAAAGTAACTGAATTGTGGCTCAAGGGCGGCAATCCAGTATCTGTCATGGCCGGCCTGTCTGGTATTGATGTGATCGAGATTAACAATTCTAATTTGTCTCCTGCCGGAACTAATTGGTCAGGATCAGCCGACGCGCTGGTCAATGAGCAGTAAGGCAGGAGAATTGTGGTTGGGGTTATGGCGCCAAATGATTTTCAATTCGTCGCCTTCTTGCGGCTTAATTACATGTAAGTATTGTTTAAGCCCGGAGGAGCTCCACAATGGCCGACCCTAAAAATAAATGGAGCCAGCCAGACGCGCCACCGGCGCCAATGTTCTTTGGCGAAAAAGAACGCGACTTAGTAAAACAAGTAAATGATGAATTAGCCGAACGTGTCATCGGCCAAACTATAGCTTATTATCCTATAAGTGTTGAAGAATCTAATTTTAACGACATATATGGAGAGGCAATTGAAAAAGTTTCTCTTCCGCCAGTCCGCGTCTATGCTTATGTAGTTGTCGAAAACGAACAAACGAACGAACGTTATGGTTATGAATATCAAAATAAGTTAACCGTTAATTTTCATCGTAAGAGATTAACAGAAGATCAGAATCTTCACGTTCGCGTTGGTGATTTCGTTCAATATGGAGAGTATTTTTACGAGATTGTAAAAACTTTCAATGATACAAAATATTACTTTGGTCAAGTAGAGCACAAGTTTCAGGTTAGTGCCGAATGTGTCCGAGCTCGTGATGGTGCTTTCCGCATTGAGCCCGCCCTCACACGTCTTACGGGCGCCGCAACAGTAACAGAAAATGGTACCACGCCGGCACCACGCGCCGCCCCCTACCCTCCCCTTGATGCGACATATATAACGGTTACGGCGAACTCTAAGTTGCCTAACGAGCGCGTCTTGACAGCTGGTAGCAACATTTCACTTACGGACGCCGCGGGCTCAATTACTGTTGGAACCACCAGTGAATTTACAGCCAGCAATCTGCGTGTTGGTGGGGATCTAACTCTGATTGGCACTCTTATCGGCGGCTCTCCTGTTAAAATATCTGGAGCTGTTGAAATTATTGATGCAGCCGGCACTACTATCGCCACCCTAGGTTCTTCGAGTTTGGGGAGCGACGTGCTTTCTGCTAGTTTTGGTGTCGTTACCAATCTCTCTGCGTCCGGATATATTTCGGCCAGTACCTTTTACGGCGACGGGGGAGGTATTACAAATCTTCCTGCCGCGGCCATTTCTTCCTATACTAACGCAGCCAATAATAGAGTAATTACTTCGGTTAATTCCGCTGGTGTTACTGGTGAGTCAAACCTAACTTTCGATGGGACGTCGCTTACGGTTACGGGAGATGTAACAGCTTCCGCCAATATATCGTCAAGCTATTTTTATGGCGATGGTTCAAATTTAACGGGCATTACTTCCACAGGAGGCACTGCGAACGCTCAAGGTCCGGTTGGATCTCTTCAGTTTCAAACCGGATCAGGGGGAATAAGCGGCAGTACTGGTTTATCCTTTGCTACCGGAAGTAGCACCCTAACAATCTTAGGCGCCTTAAGTTCAGTAACTCTTTCTGGTTCGACCGGCGTTAGTGGATCTGCCGTTCAGGGTGGCACTTTAACAGTTGCTGGAAATATTGTGACAGTTGAGGCAGCGGCTGCCCTAAACCAAGACTTGACGACGGACGCATCTCCCACATTTACCGGTGCTACTATTTCAGGTCTTACTGCCACGCGTCTTGTGTCAAGCGATGGCTCCAGCGCCCTAGGCTCAACGAGCTTGAATTCGTGGGTTGCAGGCACAGCTAACCGGGTGTCAGTAGCAGATGACGGCGACGGCACAATAACACTGAGCACTCCTCAAAATACTGATACAAGTGCGGAAGTTGAATTTGCTGCTGTTTCGGGGTCTAGTGGAATAAGCGGCTCCGCAATACAAGGTGGCTCTCTGACTGTGGCCGGTAATGCTCTTACAGTAGAAGCTGCATCCGCCGTCAATCAAGATCTAACATCTGACGCATCACCAACCTTTACGGGCGCCACCGTATCGGGGCTGACAGCAACACGCTTAGTATCATCTGATGGATCTTCCGCACTAGCTTCGACCAATTTAAGCACCTGGGTTGCCGGCACATCTAATCAAGTCTCAGTTGCCAATGACGGAGATGGTACCATAACCCTGAGTACGCCCCAGAATTTGGATACGGGCGCCCTCGTCCAATTTGCACAACTAACCGCATCAGCTGCGATAATTGCCGGGACCTCGCATCTTTCGGGAGGAATAGTACATAAGCGCAAAGCCGTAACAGGCGACTATAGTGTGGCCTTAACGGATTATTATTTAGGAGTAGATACAACTTCGGGTGCCGTAACATTAACGATTCCCCTAAGTTCCACCGCAACTGAAGGACAAACTTTTGTCATTAAAGATGAGGGGGGCGGTGCCACTGATAATGCTATTATTCTTGCTCGGTCGGGAGAGGATACATTTGATGGGGCTACCAGCGCCACTATCGAATCACCATATGGGGCCCTGAGCCTCTATACGAACGGATCGAAATGGTTTATTTATTAGTGCCGATTCTGTTATAACGGACTATTTGGTATAAGAGACGATTGTGGGTATGTTATTAGTTTCTACTCCTCCGATGAGTGTTCGCGAACCAACTTGTTGCTTTTTCACCCGTTTTGCTATTAATCTATAGGAGGATTTTAAAATGGCATATAAATTTCAATTAGGTGATGCAACGCTTAGTGGCTCTGTAACAATTGATGAGTCACTTACGGTCACAGAAAATGTGACACTTTCGGGCTTACTGTCTTCGTCAGCTAAGGTTTCGGGTTCCCAGTTTTTCGGCGATGGGTCGAACTTGACTGGTATTAGTACTGCAGCTTCACCGGGAGGCTCAGATACATTCGTTCAATTTAATCAGAATAGTGTTATGGCCGGCAATTCTGGTTTGGTTTATGATGGCTCAGGATCACTTTCTGGTTCCAGCAAGGGCCAGTTTGCTTCACTCTGGATAGATTCGGCGCAGATCACAGCCACAGCCGACGAGCTTAACAAGATTGACGGCTACACAGGAACTACCGCCGAGTTGAACTACCTTGCCGGGGTCACCACTGGGGCTGGACAAGCTTCGAAGGCACTCGTTCCTGATGGAAGTGCTGACTTGAATGTTAGTGCGATTACATTTACCAATCTCGGTACTGTCACAACTGTTGATGTGAATGGCGGCACGTTTGACGGCGTTAGTATCGGAAAGACCGTGGCCGCAATCGAGATGACTGGCGGCACTTTGAATATTACTGGAGATACCACTCTGGGCACGGACGGCCAGAGCGGCATCGCTTTTAAAGGCATGCCGGATTTCCAGAACGGCGCTACCTTTAATATATCGTCTAGTGCTCAGGCCGCAGATAATATTTCAGTAGGTAGTTTTTATGTTATCTGCAGCGGTGCTGCAGCTCAAACGATGACGTTACCTGCTGTCAATCAGATCAACGATGGTACTGTATTTCATATTAAACGTCCCGCCGGCATGGAGAATAATGTTACTATAGCCGCTCAAGGCGACGATAATGAGACGATCGATGAAGGCTCCAGTATAGTTTTAGAGAGTGAATTAGCTGCTGTTAGTCTGCTGTGGGATTCCACCGCGGACATTTGGCACGTATTCTAAGATAATTCTAACTTCTCTTCGGAGATAGTTATACAAACTTGGGGTGGGTATCTTTCGGGGTACCCACCCTTTTTATATTCGAGATTCTATTTATAATAATATGGCTTATAAATATTCAAAAGGCAAGACTTATCAGGGCGACATCTATGACGAAGATGACACCCAGAGAGATACTTACATAGATTTTGGTGGAGGAGTTTCTGGCAAGGGCAACTATATCGGATTGGTGGCTAGCGGCAGCGCCGTTTTGGTTGTGACTGGTTCCTCCGTCGGCATCGGCACCGCAAGCCCTACACGTGAGTTTGAGGTTTATCCGGATACCGATGTGACTGCTGAAATTGGGCGCGCCTTCGTTGGCTATAACGGCTTCAATACAAACGCAGCAACGTTCGGCCACAGAGATCTGCAGGGCTCGGCTTATGCGTTGTACCAGAATGCTGCTGGCATGACTATCGTGAATGCGCATAGCG